AATAGCGGTGCAGCCCATGTTTCTAATTGGCTTAAATCATCAGCCATTGGCTTCACCGTTAATAAACAAATCGGCTGGCCATGCAAAGGTCTCAGTATCTAACATTGGCTCAGGTGGATGGGTGATACTTTTAATTTCGCCATTGGTATCTTTTGCCACCACAACACGCTCAGTGAGTAAAATTTTGATAGATAAATCAACGGCTTTGTTATTTAAAATATCGGCCTCAAACTCAATGTTGGCAGGAAAGCATTTATCTTGTTGGTGCTGTTGATACCATGCCAACACAACCACCATGACTTTGTCGGAGTCGCCTATAAAATCGGTCACAATCACATTGGCTGTGTAGTCATATTCAAAGCATAAGCTCAAGCTATTACTGACCACTTTACCTTTATCCACAAAGGTCAGTAAGCACTCAGGGCTTTTCTTTAATTCTTCAATATTTGCCAACAAATGTTCGCGTAGGTTTTTGAGCTTGTTCATGCAATGGCCTGCTTTTCGTATTTGGCAAAAGCGGTCGCCAGTTTTAAGTCATACTTATTTTTTTGATATTCAGAGCCATTATAAAGACGCGCAAATTCGGCAAAGCGCAGTTCTTTGAGTGCTTTGTGCATAGCAGGGTTCTTGATAATAAAGGTACAAAATGCATTGAGCTGTCGCGCTTCGCTGTACTCCATATCTAATCTAAACGAAATAGCAGAAGGGTAGCCAAGCAGTTGCCAATGAAAGCCCATAATTTGAAATAAGCCCCAACTACACGACTCGATAGCGGCTTGGATATGAATAGCAGAGGCAAATTGAAAACGCGGCCATTCGTCTACGCCACCTTTGTAGCCACCACGAAAGCGATTCACAATGTCAGGCTGACTTTCTGCAAATAAATCAGCAACAATGCCGTATTTCTTGAGTTGTCTGTACATCACATGACGCTCAAACAAAATCACTGCATGACCATCGTCTAAAAAACCATTGCCACGACTTTCGATGTCACAAACTGCTTTAAGTGCAGAGAGTTTAATGCCCAAGCGTTTGGCTGCTTCAATTTTGTCTTGTTCTGTCAAACGAGGTTTAGTAGTCATGCCCTTGCTTCCTAAAAAAATGAGCCACATTGCCTTTGCTGGTTAAGGCTAACCAAGCAAGCCATACACTAATAGCAGCCATGAGTGGATTAACATGACAAGGAAATTGATTTAATGCCAGTTTGACCATGACCGCAAAACACAACACCATGAGCAGCCATGCTAAAAAAGACACCATCGGTCGATAACGTGCACCTTTGCGCTGAAAGGTAAACAAGCGTAAGCATATGATAAAACAAGCAATAAATAGAATCCATGCGCTCATCATGGCCTCCGAAATATCACGTCTAATAAGGCTTTTACGTCAACTGTTTTGACCTTTTCGAGTAGAGCTAATGTCACAGTTACTACACAGGTTGATGATAAAAACGCAGCCACCGCCATTTCTTGTAAAAAGCCTTTTTTGACTAATTCAGGCGCAACAAAGTAGCCCATCACCAATGACACAAAAGCATAAGCAAAACGGCTTAATAAATGTGGTTCTTTAGAAATTAAAAAAAACAAAATTGCGCCAGCAAATGAGCCAATCAGGGCATTGCCATCCACTAAAGGAGCTAAAGCGGTTAAGCCAATGCCTGTTGCAGCGGCGGCAACGGCAACAGTGGTAGAAGTGGGTTCGGTCATACACTTAATCCCATAGCTGAATCGTGCTTGCTGATGTTTGACTAGGCACAGCGTCAGGCATTATGACTACTGTGCCAATTGGCAATGTCGCTGGCAAAAACGCGAGCTTAGGATTAGCCTCAAGTACTGTTTCTACATTTTGCGTGTGGCCGTAGAAGCGATAACACATGAGGTCTAAGGTGTCGCCTTGTTGCGAGATGACTTGCATTAAATCAACTCCACCATAGAACGAGACTTGCCTTTTATATCTGATAATGCCCATCGCGCATTACGCCAATACACGTCGATATTAGGTTCTAGGTTTTCGGCCTTTTTATTGCCCAATGCAGTGGTGTCAAAGTCGCGATACTTTTCAAGTAAGTGCGCTTTGGCAAAGCTAAAAACGGCTTGCTTATACAACATCACTAAACGTGATTCGTTGTTAATTTGACTACTGGGGACATTCTCCAGTTCAAAGTAACCCATTGCCTCTTGGCGTATTTGCCAATCAACTAAAGCAAGGTTGGCATCAGAAATAGCTAAGGTCAGTGCAAACACCAAACGGTCATCGCTAACAATCCCATCAAGCTTTTGAGTTTTAACAAAATCATCGCTATTGATACTGGGAAAGAAGCTATTATTTGTGAGCGTAAAAGGCGTGGGTGTGCCTGTCGCAACAAACATCGCGCACTCCAAAATAAGAGGGCGGTGGAAATAACAATCGCCTTGTCTTTAAAAAGACGGGCTTGTTATTTGCCGCCCTGACGTCGGGGTCCGACTCGTTAAGGGCTTTGAGTGTCAACCACTGCGTTGAGTTCAATCTCACCCAATGGTGTCTCTGACGCTGGGGTGCAAGGTTCACTGTGGGATGCACTCTCGGCTTCGCCCAATTTTTTAAGCTGCTTTTCTAAACGCCCAATATCGGTTTTAACGCCTGATTTATCATGCAGCTCGTAAGCCCGTTTTAATTCAACTAAGGCTTGTGCTGGATCAATGTCCATCATGCAGTAACCCAATGCTTTATGGAGTCGCGCACGGACTTCGTCAGGCATATCTTGGTCACGGGTAAGCTGCTCAACTTCAATCAAGTTTTCAAGTAAAGCAGCTCTATCCGTCTCGGGATTACCCAACATACTCAAGGCATTAAGGGCTATCTCTTCGGCAATCAAGGTGGCCGTGGTGCGTTGAAAAGCATCGGGCATGGCCAATTTGTATTGAATGGCATAACGCGCAATGACTAATGCGCCATCAAAGTCATGAGCATCTAAACGCCATAACATAATGGTCATTAACACATCGTCTTGTGCGCCTTTGCCAACTTTTAATACGCCATCAACGTATGGTTCATATTTGGGTAGGAGCTGTCGCTTAATGTCGGCGCGTGCTTCAAAACTCTGAATGCCTTTGAGTCTGCGCTTGTCTTCATAAAGTTGAGCAAGCTGTAGCTCGTAGGCAGAAGCGTTTTTAAACATATCCGAGTCAGAGCCAGCCGCTTTCGCGGCTAACTCGGCGGTTTTTGCTTGAAAGTGCTGTTGGGTTAGTCTCACGTCAACCTCACTAAACAAGAACGATATTTTCAGCGACAGCAACCATGCCGTACTCTTCAACAACGTAGGCATCATTACTGCTCTCATAGTTTTCGATACGGTCTAACTCAGGCTTTTCAACTACATGGCGACGACGCGCACCTTCTTGATAATAAATACTCAAGTTATCTAAGCGTGTGACCATGATTTTATTAGCAGGGAAGTTAGGTACACGCACAGCCTGCAAACCACCCATACGCTTTTGACTAATTAAAGTGTCAGCAGCAATAGTTTCTGTCGGTGCATGGTTGGCATTAACTAGCGGAAAGTATTTGTCAGCCAACAAAGAACGGCCACAAATCACCACTAATTGCGTGTCTTCTTGATACCACGGGTCAATAAAGTCATTCACCAGTGCATAAACTAAGGCATCTAAATTTTTATAATCACCTGTATCGCCAATACGAATTTCACCTGCATTGTTACCTTCACTTAATAAGCGTTGTGGTGAATTAATGCGGATTTTTTCAATCCAACCAATATTCACATCTTGCAATAATGGATTAACTGTTGGGTTAGATGTGGCGGCACGGCTTGTGCCATTAAAACCAATCATAATGCGGTCAAGAGCTTGACGCTGGGCAATTAAGTCACGAATACGCACCTGAAAATCAGGAAATTTAGCCCACATATCCAGCTTGGCATAAGATATAAATGTGTCGTAATCAGTCTTAGTACAATCGTAGTCATCAACCAAAGACATGCCAGTCAAGTCCCGTGGCGAGCGTGCTTGTGATTGTGTGTTGGTTGTACTTGCTACAGGTGAGCCAATCCCCAAACCAAGTTTTTCACCAGACTTTTCGGTTACACCAACAATATTAATTTGCTTTAAAAAACTGCTGCTTTCTTGCATCAGGTTTTCAAGTTTTTGTTGTACGCTCGGTGTGACGGTAAATTTTGTGGCAACAGAGCCAACGCCATTTAAGGTGGCTACTTTGCTAGTGTATTTTTCGTAAGCAAGACGGGTTTCATTACGCATGGCGTAAGCTCCTAAAAATAAGTAAATATGGCCTTAGCAATCAGTTTCTTGAATGCCGTTGCCACCAGTGGCATTGGGACGCTGCGAGTACGTGGCTGGTGGTTGGCCGTCAACTTTGGTTTTAAACATGGCAAAATTTTGTTTTTCGGTGGCAAGTTCTGTTTCAACTTTGGTGATCTGCTTGCCTAAGTTATCCACCGTGGTTTTTAAGTCAGTGCAGTATTTAGTGACTTCTTCAAAACACTTTTCTACGTCAGAAAAATTGGCTTGAACCTTTTCTTCTTTGGGACGTAGCTTGGCTAAAATTTTGCTAAACAAAGAAGGTTCATTGTTGACAGGGTCATCAGTAAATTCCCAAAAATCTTCAGCTGTCGAAATAAAGTTTTCGGGCTTTTGCTTGCGTGGAGCGAGTGGGTTATTTTGAGCAGTCGAGCTAAACGTAATGTATTCAGTCCCTAAGGACGCAGGGCTGTCAGTAAAGGCTAGTCCAACCAAATAAGAGCCACCAACAGCAGGAAAGTCAGGTTGAATTTCGACTGAAAAATAAACTTTTTGTTTGGCTTTAGCGATGGCAACAAATTCATCGGTAGCATCAATTTCAGCAAATAACGCCATTTTGCCTTTTAACGCGCCATCTTTAATTTCTTCGGCAGTACAGGCAATCACATCACCATAAGCCTTAAATGGACTATCCGCGTATAAGCCGCGAAAATGCTCCATCCAAATACGCGCACCATAGGTTTGTTGGCTATAGTTTTTAGCCATATCAATAATGTCTTGGCGGCTAATGGCACGACGGTCGGTGGTTTGGCCTTCGACGGCAACACGAAACTTCTTACGCATGAGAGACTCCACTAAGGCTATTTGATATAAAAATCAGTAGTTCTCATGGTTTCGCGTCAGCGTTTTTAATGCAAATAGCAGCAAGTTGTAGAAGTGATTTACAACCGTGAATCACTCATTATCAAGCGTATTAGACAGTAATCTGTCGCCATGAATACCATCCTCCGAAACCTAGACGAAAACCATAAAACTGCCCGTTCCTTGTTTTGGCAGGGCTGGACTATTTCGGGTATTGCCGATTACATGGATATTCCACGCAGTACCATCGAAAGCTGGAAACAACGTGAACATTGGGATGACGCAAGGCCGATTGACCGTGTTGATGCGGCATTAGAAACACGCCTGTTACAGCTCATCGCCAAAGACCTTAAAGAAGGTAAAGACTACAAAGAA